AAGTTCTCCCGTAAAGAATTGTTGTTTGTTTTCTAAACGAACTTGTTGAAAGTCTTCTTCCAATGCAACTCCATCAACTGAACCCTCAAATGATTGTAGTCTTCCTATTGAATCCCTTAGTGGTGCTTTCGCATCAACTACTGAACCTGATATATTCAACGACTTTTTTAGATTTTCAATTTCATTTTGATATTCTATGACATCTCCACTTAGGATATTATCATACAATTCTGATTTCTTTCTTGCGTCGGAAGGTAAGTAAGGCACTTTATCTCACCACTCTAAATTCAAATTCATCATCATAGAAATTAATTTGTTCATCAGTAGTGTCACTACCACTAATTACTTTAATAGCAAATCTATAATTTCTCTCTGCTTGTAGTCCGTCCATTTGTATGTTAAAGAAATTACTTGTTGAATCACAACTAATCTTAGAACCCGTTCCAAATGGAATTATCTCTTCCTCTGTTTCTGCGTCACGAACTGAATAAAAAGCAGATGCACTTGGTAAATATTTTACATCTAATTCACTTGGTGTTGTTGCAAAAGAAGTTGTTGGATACAATTCTCTACCAACTACTCTTAATTTTACTTTTGATTTTTCTTTGTATTCAGGTCTTAAATTTTTAAAATATATTTTTAATCTTTCTAAATCTGTTGAACTTAAAGCTGATAAACTTCCTGTTGCCCAACTTGAGTCATCCCACACTGCTTCCAATTTAGGTGGATAGATTGTATGAGTTTCTCTTGAAAAGAATTTTAGATTTCCTAATCGAGTTGAATCACCTTCTTGTCCTGTATTAAATGTGAAACTTGCTGTTGCGTGATTGCTTCCATATGAACCACTATCCTCTCGTTTCAGAATAAACCCGTTGTTCGGGTAAACTGAACTTGAGTAAACCCAATTATTCACCATATCAGTAACATCTGCTCTAATATCTTTCTTATCAAATGTAATGTCAAATGAAGAACTAATACCATATTCTTGATTAGCATCAAGACTTGCTGAAAACCAAGTACCACCTTCAGTCAATACCGAACCCGTAATCCAAGGCGTTAATGCGTCGTGATTACGATATTGATAACTTGCTCCGTCAGAAGTTACTGGATTGTGGTCAAGTTTTCCTGTTCCTGCAGTCCAACTACCACTTACCATATAAATGTGCAGTTTTTGTTCTGCTTCAACTTCTTCCGAAGTTGCGTCAAATAAATTTAAAAAGAATTTTGTTCCTGTTGGCATTAAACCACTTTGGATTGATTCTGAAATATATGCTAAATCAAAGTCAATCAATACTCTTGATACATTTGCTATACTACCATTTTGTTGAACGACTTTATTAACTTCTAATATTTCATCTAATCCAGTATTAATGGAAGCTGTTGTTCCACCTGAATAAAGTGTTGTGTCTCGTTTTCCAAATTCAAAATAATGCATTATTTATCTCCCAATACTCTTCCCTCGATATCACTATCGGGGAATTTCAGTTCAAATATACTTGGGTCTAATGATGGATATACAACTCCGTCTTTTGATGCGGAATCCATATCATAAACATTACCACTATAATTGTCTGTTGTTAAATGTTTATTCGTAATAACAATTAAATTCTTTTGTGGATTATTTGTTTCTGGTGGAACAATTGAAACTACTCCGTCCACTAATGAAATCTGATATGCTAAATCACTCAACACAATCGGTTGATTAATTTGCCACTTCTCTGTTGCGAAGAAATTCTTCACTTGTTGTATTGCTTTAAACAATACATCATTTTTATTAAATCCTCTACGAGTTATGATATTAAACTTAACTCCAATATTAATAACATAAGCGTCTTTAAGATTAATTGCATCTGTTAGTAATCTATATTGTGAAAGATATAATTTTAAATTTTCTTTTACTGCTTGATTTACTTGAGTTAGTTTTTTATTTCCTGTATGACCCAATAAATACATATTCAATGCCATAGGATTAGGAATAGTTGAGATGTTTCCAATTCGTTTTGCTACCCCATCAATGACTTCCAATTGTCCATTTTGTTCTAATTGTTCATCTTGAACAATAAATGCTTTTGCAATATTACCATATTTCTGTGGTAATGAATAAACTCTCGTAATGTAGTCTGCTCTTGTTACTGCTCTATTCTGTGCATTAAAGTATGCTGCAGCATTTTCTTTTATTTCAATTAATGTTTCTTGACTTGCTCCACCTGAGCTTGGTGATTCATTAAATACTATCAAACTTCCATTTGAAGTATCTTGTGTAGCAGTATCTAAACCTGATGTGCTATTTGTATAGGTTTTACTCTTAAAGTTTGTAATTGCATTTGTTGGAACATTATCTTCAACTGCTCCACCGTAATTATATTTTACAGTTAATGTAGTGCTTGATGGTGATAATCCAAATGTTTCAGTCTTTAGGAAATTACTTGGGTCAAAACTTTCATCTAATCTTGAAATACCCGTTCCTAATGATGAACCAACATTATCTGGATTTGGAATCAATTCTTCATCTGCGTCTGCACTAATACCACTTCCGAATCGTATTTCCATTTTATTATCATCACGAACATAAGTTGTAAATCGTCTTGCTGTTTTAATTAATTTTAATAAATAAGGTGTATCATTTTGATGTTCTGATAAAGCTGGGTCATTAAGTGTTGTATTTTCTTCTGATTCAAATACCGTATCTTGTGCTAAGAAAGGAACTTGATACCAAGTATTATTTTCACTATCAGTTATTGATATAATTTCCGTTACCTTTTCATTTGATAAAACTATTTTGTCAAACTTTTTAGCAGTTGTAAATGTAAATGTTTCAGTTTCTCTCACTCCAGATTTTGCTAAAACTTTTTTAGTTAATCTATAATTTGTTGGAATATTACCTGAAGTGGGTTGTAATGTTTCTACTTGCATTGGGTCTAATGAACTTGATGCTTTAAAATTAACATCATCCAATAAACTAAATTCTGTTCCATTCTGTGATACTACCGTTGAGTTTCCACTTACAATACCAGAGTAATCTAAGTCTGCTTGGTAAGTTGCACTTGCTCCACTACCAATTGTTTTTGCAGGTACATCAACTTGAACCGTAAGTTCTACCGTTGAAGGTGCTGCTAATCTTGGTTTATATCCATATGATTGAGCAATTGCTAATACATTTTTTCTTTCCTCTGCAAATTGTAATAATGTTTCTCTAAATTGATTATCAACATAATAATTCAATACATCACCTACATACGCAGCCATTTCAACAAACATCATTCCTGGTGATGCTTCATTGAAATCATTGTATGTTGTTGGGAAGTAACTCTTTGCAAATTCTATAAGATTTTGTCTTATATCACGGAAATCTCTACCGAGATAATTTACCTCTTTTTTTACTAATTTTTTGTTTGTTCCGTAGTCTACTTGCCTCGGCATTTCTTATTCTCCAATATTAAAATTAAATGTTAATGTTTCAAAAGAATCGGGTTCTAATGATACTGAAAAGTCTATTGATACATCCACGATATTACTATCGCCTTGAATCACAACTATATCGTTTATGTTTATATAAGGTAACCAACTTGAAGTTGCGTCTCTAATAGCTTCATCTATTTGATTTTGAACATCTGGTCCTTGTTCAAATAAGATATCTGTTAATGTTGAACCAAATTCAGGTTGCATAACTCTCTCACCCTTTGATGTTAATAATAAATTTCTCAGATTAGCTTTTGCTTGTTCTAATATAGTTTTTGTCTTATAGAAAAATCCCTCTGGACTATAATCTAGTGGAAATCTAACTCCAACATATACATCATCATTTCTATCTATTTCTCTTACACTTGCCATTATCTATTAAGGTCTAAATCCCTCACCTTTTTTCTTTTTATCCATTGCTTTCATCAAACCAGAATAATCACGAGTTAAAGCATCTTGAACACCCTCTGGAACTTGGTCTACTGAAACACCTTGTTTCTTGATTGTATCTACTGCTGCCATCTCTCGTGCTCGTTCTTTATTTTGAGCTCCGCCTAAACTACCATAACCCAATACTTCTGCCATATTATCACTACCTAATACACCACCGCCCAATGTAGGATAGTCATCAGACTTTGCCTGTTGTCCTAATGGGTTCGTGTTGTTCAATACTTCATTCAATGTTGAATTTTT